CAGCCGGTCCTGGATCAGCGCGATACGCTGGTCCAGAGGCAGCGCCTGCAACTCGGCGGCGGACAGACGCAGGCGGGTCAGCGCGTCCACGGCAGGGCCGGTTCCGGCGGCAGCCTGCGACAGCCGCCGCGTCAGTTGCATCGCGGCCTGTTCGACCTGACCCATCGAGACACCCGCCAGATCGCCCGCGCGCTCAAGCACCTGAATGCTTTCCACCGTGGTGTCGAGCGAGGCGGCGAGCTTAGCTTGCGCATCGACCGTCTGCAGCCCCGAGCGGATCATCGCCGTGGCCGTCGCCGCAATCGCTGCTGCCGCTGCGGCCATCGCCACGCGGGCCCGGCGTGCAAAGGCAGCCAGCCTGGCGTTGGCGCCTTCCATTTCGCGCGATAGCCGGCCAAAGCCACGCGATCCAGCCTCGCCGACGCCTTCCAGCTCCGCCTTCACCTGACGCCCACCGGTGGCCGAGAGGCGCACGCTGACGCGTTTTTCTGTCATCGGTCAGCCTCCCTGCTGCCATCCATCTGCTGATTGAGATGCCGCGCCAACACCGCCTCGATGACGGGCAGGAATTCGACCGCTGCGCGTCTATCCACGCCCAGCGCTTCGCCCATGAGCAGTGCGGCACTCATGTCCCAGCCCAACACCACGCCGGGGACCGCCCGGATCTGGCCACCCAGCCGCCCGGCCAGGTCCCAGACCTGCCAGCCTTCCAGAGTGTGGGGGGCATTCAGGACTTGCGGGCAGTCTTCGCAGCCGCCGCCGCGGCCCTCGCAGGGCGTGCACGCGGCACAGTAGCCTTCGCCCCCGCCGTAGACCCAAGTGGCGAGGGCGCGGAGGCGTTTTTTTCCTGCTCGAGCTCCAGACCCTTGGCGACATAGCCCATCTGGAACTTCTCGAAGATCGGCCAGATGTCGAGCAGTGCAGCGATTCCCTCAGGGCTAACTGGCACTGGCGCGCCCTCCGCGTCGCCCACACCCTCCCAGTCCAGGATGGCGCGGTCGGCCAGCACCTTGCCGAATATGACGGCGATCTCGTCGTCGCTGGTTCCTTCCGGCAAGCCGCGCACCACCGGGTCGCTGCGCGCAGCCACCATCAGCGCCGTGGTCAGAGGTTCGACCCGGACGCGGACGCCAAGGCCAAGGTCGAGCCAATACGGCTCGCGGGCGAGGTTCAGGCGCAACATGCTCAATAGTCCTCGATGGCGTTGATCAGGGTGACAGTGCACATGCGGCCCAGTATGGCGTCGCGCGCCGCTTGCCAGTCGAAGGTCGCCTGCACGCCCTGCGGCCCGGCGATCTCGATCCGCGGGCGCGGCAGATAGACGGCATGGGCCACCAGCGTGAGGCTTTCGCCCGAGGGCAGGGTATAGGCGAAGCTCATCTCGCAGGGATCGCCGTTGATCGCTTGCGTGACCAGAACCTGATCAGCGAAGCGGACCTCGATCCGCCCGGTCAGTGCGGCGATGCTGGGGTCCGCGCCATCGATCCGCCCGTCTGAGCGGATGGTTTCCACCCGGTCGAGATTGTTGGCATAGGTGATCTCGGCCGAGACGATGTTGCCCAGCGCCGCCCCGTTGCGTGTGATCGCGCCGTTGAAATGGCCGAACCGCTGGAGGGCCAACTCGGCCAGGGTCCCTGCTGCAGAGGTGGTGGCCACAGCCTCGCCCTGCGCCACGAGGCTGGCTGTCGCCGTCAGCAGCCCCGAGCGCTGCATCTGCCAGCTGAGCGTGTCGAGCACGCAGCCCGAATACATCGCAAAGCGCGGCACCTCGGGCATGCCGGTCTCGATCGACATCGACGGCAGGGTCCATCCGCCCGAACGAAACTCGTGGGTATAGGGTGCAGCGGTGCCGGTCGTCGTGGGATTACCAAAGGCGGCCTTCAGCCAGACGCCGAACGCCTGCGCATCGATCGGCACGACCAGATTGCCATCGGCTGTCACCGCATCCTTGATCGGCGGCAGAGGGTCGCGGCCATAGCCCAAGAGCTCGCTGTTCAGCAGCGGCTGTTCGGCGCCCAGCGTGGCGCTGGCAAAGGGCATCCGCACAAAACCGCTCGCGGGCGGCGTGCCATATGTTGTCTCGAACGCAAGCGCCATCTGCGCCCGCGCACCTTGCGCACGTGCCATGGGGGTCTCCTCAAATTGTCGGGTGGGTCAGGCCAAGGGGTCGGCTGTGGAATAATGGAGGACGATGGGTATCACGGCCGCCTTCAGGCTGGCCGCACCGTCAACGGGCAGATCGACCGGGCGCGGCGCTTCGGCCTCCACCCAATCACAGCGCCCGCCCAGCGTGCGGTCTGCGGAGATCACCGCGCCGATGCTGGCACAGAGCGCGGCAAAGGTTGTGTCACGATCTGCGCCTTGCACCACCGCCTCGATCTCGGCGCGGTGCTGATAGTGATAGCGCAAGGGCGACATCGTGACGCCCGGCTCCCCCGGCTCGCCATCGCGCAGGATCATAAGCCCCGCGGCGGGCACGCGCTCGGGCAGGACCTCGCCGCGCAGCACCGGCACATGCGACACCGTGCGCAACAGGTCCGCCAGGGCGGTGAGGATGGTTTCGCGCGGGGTCATCCGACCTTTCCTTCCAGCCAGTTTGCCACGATCGCACCCGGCAAGGCGTCCTGCGCCCGCTCCGCATCCCGCGCAAGATCCAGCCGTTTGGGCAGCTTCACCTGCGGCACCAGCAAGAAGATCGGCACGGTCGTCACGCCACGGCCGGTGCTCGATCTGCTGGCCACGGCGCGGCCTCGCGTGTTCAGCCGCCCCTCGGCCACCAGAAGGCTGGGGCCGGTGCGCCGATAGACGAAGCGCAGGCGCAGCCCCGAGCGCCGTTCCCATTCCCCGGGCGTGATCCGACCGCCGCGGGCAGACTTGCCTGCGGCCGGCGTCGGGATGGCCAGCCAGAACCCGTTTTTCGAGCGGATCAGCGGCCCTGTATCGTGCGCGCCAATGATGACCGGGGCCTTGGACCAGACCACCGCTGCCGCGTTCAGGCTTGGCCTGCCTTTCGGGAACGGCTCCGAGCGGATCGTGTTGGCGAGCCTCTGACCCAGTCCCGCGCCGGTGATCTGCCCGCGCCAGGCGGATTTAACGCCAGTGCCCGCCTCGTTTACCGCCTTGCTGACGGCCCTTTCGCCCGCCTTGATCTCAGCCGCCATCATGGCGACCAGGTCAGGTGTGATGTCGAGTTTCAGCTTCATCGCGTTCACGCCGGGCGCAGGTTGACGGTCCAGACCAGCCGTTCGCGGTCGCGGACAGGCTCTCCCTGGATGAGAAACGCCTCGCCCTCGATCTCGATGCGGTCGCCCGGGCGGGGCCCTGGCACCTCTGCCACACGCAGATCAACGCGTGTGGTTTCCGACCAGAGCCGCGCGTCGCCAAAGCCCGTGACATCATCCGCCCGGCGCGTGACCGCGCGGATGAGCTGGGGTGCGCCACCCTCCGCTATGTAGACGGCCTCGCGGGCGATGTTGCCGTCGGCGAATAACCCGTCAATGGCGGCGGCAAAGGCGTTCATCACGTCCGTCTTGCGCTGCGCAGCACCTGCGGACGGGTGCAGATCGGCAGCGGGTTGCTCTCTATCTCGAGGCGTACCCATTCGTCGCGGTCGCGGTCCGGGATCATGCGTGCGTAGAGCGGGAGGCCGACGGTGTTGACCGTCTCGAAGGTGTCGGCAGGGGCGTAGTAGATCTCGAAGAGCCCCTCGACGCCTTCGGGATAGAAGATCGCCTTGTCGGTCGGAACCCCAAAGCCGAGCCCGCCCCTATAGCGGCGGAAGGTGATGCCGCCGAAGCTGACCTCCTCGCCCACGCGACCGCGCAGATCGGCGGCGGCTGCCGTATTGAGGTAGGTCTCGCGCACCTCCTTGTGCGCCACCAGATCGGCGAAGAAGGCCGAGCCGCATTCGGCGCGCAGCTGCACCGCCCCGGCAGCAAGCCCCCCGAGTGTGTCCTCGACGCTCTCGATCATCGCCTGGCAGCGTTTCCTGAGCGCACCCGAGCCCGGGGTGGCATTGTCGAGGTCGAAGTCCACCTCGGCGGCGGGGGTGATGTTGAACTCGGTGTAGTAATTGATCACCGTAGCCCCATCGCGCGGGTCCTTCACCACCCCCTGGATGCCGTTGAAGAGGTGGAATTCAAACGTTGCCTCGGCATCGTTGCGCAAACGGCCCAGCTTGCGCGCCACCTCGGTCTGGACCTGCTGGACGGCGGTTTCCGATCCGAAATCGCGGATGCCCTGGATCTCGGAGGCCCAAAGCACATCCTGCTTCTTGAACTGGCGCACGACAAAGGCGCGCATGTCGCGGCGCTCGGGGATCTGGCTCTCATAGGCCGAGCCGCGTTCGGAGAACGGAATAAGCTGCAGCGTGCCGTCGCGGCTTTCGATCATGACCGTCCGCGTGCGCACGCCACGGCTGCCGAAGAGCCCCGCACCGGACAGGATTGCAGGCTTGAAGGGGATGTTCTCGAGCGCGCGGGTCAGCTCGATGATGGAGAAGGCATCGCCTTCAAAGATGTCCATGGTGGCCATAGGGATGTCCTTTCAGTGGAAGGGTCAGCGCAGCACGATGCCGAGCGCGGCCAGCGCGGTGGTGGCGGTGGCGATCTGCGCCTCGGTGGCGGCCTCGGGCCAAGTGATTTCGTGGGGGTTGACGATAGCCGGGCCGCGGATCAGCACCACGCCGGGAGCATCGGCATCCGTGGCGTCAGCGTGACCCCAGAGGATCCCGGCGGCATTCTGGCTGCCGTTGGAGGCCCCGGGCGCAAGCGTCGTGTATTTGCCCCCGGTGGTGATCTTGCCCAGCACCGTGCCGGGGGCGAGCTTGCCTGCGCCCGAAGCAAGGGTGACAGTTTCGCGGGTATAATCCCGCAGGACCTCCCAGATCAGGAAGCCACCGGGATATTGGCCTTTCACAAGCGTGGTCATGGGGAATTACCCTTTCAGTTTGAAGGTGCGGGCGATGACATCGCCCCAGGGGCGGGCACTTGGGCCGGGCCCGGGTTGCGGATGGTGCGAGGTGATCTGCGGCTCGGCCTCGGCCTTGGCGGCCAGAAGCTTCGCGCGGACAGCCTCAATGCTGGCATCCTCTTCCAGAAACCGGCCCGCCATCTGCGGCTGGCCAGCCAGACGGCAGAGGTCGATCACCGAGCGGGCGTGGGCGATGGCCTCGGCGCGGATGGCGCTGGCATCGGGGGCAGTGTTGGCGGTTGCAACAGTGCTGGCGGGATCATCCGTCGCAGGGGTCTTGTCGTCCGCAGCATCGGTCTGCTCGGTCTGCGGTTTGGGCACAGGGCTGGTGTCTCGCGCAACATCGTTCTCGTCTGGAACGATGTCGCCGCCTGTTGCAGCACCTTCTGCGTCGACCAGCTCCGTCAGTGCATGTGGCGCATTGCGAAACCGGCCAATGTCGAAACTGGCAGCAATGCGCACCGGCTCTGCCATGCGCGTGGCCAGCCCCAGGTCCAACGCGTCCTTGGCGTCAAACCAGGTCTCGGCTGACATCAAGGTGGCGATCTCGTCCTCCGACCGGCCGGACCTTGCCGCGTAACCACGGATCATGCTGCCCGCGATCTTGTCCATCGTGGCGGCCATCTCGCGCATGTCGGTGGCAGTACCCATGACGATGCCGCTTGGGTCATGGATCATCAGGAAGGCGTTTTCCGGCATGACGATCTCGTCGCCAGCCATTGCCACATAGGAGGCTGCCGAGGCCGCAATTCCGTCGATCCAGACAGTGATCGTGCCCGCGTGCCTCGTCAGCGCATTGAAGATCGCCACTGCATCAAAGACCGAACCGCCCGGGCTATTGAGGCGCAGATCGATCGGCACCCCGTCCGGCAGTGCGCCCAGTTCGGCCAGAAACCCCTTGGCGCTGACGCCATATGCCCCGATTTCGTCATAGATCAGCACTTCCGCCCCGGAGGCCCGGGCACGGATCGTGTACCAGCTCTTCATCGTGTTACTCCTGTGAATTGACGCTGTCGTCGCCCGGACCCGGCCGCCGCGCAGGCGTGGCCCGCGCGCCTTGGGTTTCGCCGGGGCTGGTGCGGTAGCTGAGCCCCAGATCGGCGGCGCGTTTGGCATCCGCGGCATTCTCGCGGTCGACCTCTTCGACATCGTAGCCGGTGGCCTCGACCACCTTGCGCCGCGAGGTGATGCCCGCCTCCATCGCCAGCACCTGCGCCTGGATATCCTTCAGCGGATCGACCCAATCCCAGCGCGGCGGGATCCACTGCACCATGCGGGCGGCGGGCGGATCGGACAGATCAAGCCGCCCGGACAATTGCGCCATGTCGAGCCAGCGCGCCCAGATCGGCCGACACAGCTGATGCGCCATGACCCCGTGCTGCAACTGCTGCACACGGCGACGAAACTCAACCAGTTCCGCGCGCAGGCTTGAGTAGTTGGCCTGGCGCACATCGCCGGTGACCAGATGATACGGCAGCCCCAATGATGCCGACACTGCCAGGAGCGTGCGGTACTGGAACGCCTCATAGCCCCCGCCCACATCAGCGGGGCTGGAGAATTTCACATCCTCGCCCGGCAGCAGCACCTGCATGGTGCCAGGCTCGAGGCTGGCAATCGCAGCGCCATCAAGATCGGCCGCCCCTTCGCCCATCATGGGCTCTTCGGGGGCGGTCTTGGTAATAAAGCCCGCGAACATCGCGGCGGTCTTCTTGCGGTCCAGTTCCGCATCGTCATACTGATCGAGCAGGAACAGCCGCACCATGGCGGGCGCCACATGCGGCAGGCCCCGGATTTGTCCCGCATCGATGGGCCGGTAGATGTGCAGAACGTCCTCGGCCGGCACGCGCACCGTCTCCGGCACTGCGACGCGCTGATCCGTGCTGTCGCCAGGATGGCTGCGGCGGAAATGATAGGCCACGCGCCGCCCGATCAGGTCGAACTCGATCCCGCAGCGGATGCGGTTGCCATTGGCCGCTGTCTCGGTCTTCTCGAAGGGCAGCATCTCGGCTTGCAGCAACTGCATCTGTAGCGGGACCAAGAGCCCGTCTTCGGCTCGCCTCGGCCGCAGCCGCACGAAACATTCGCCCGCGACGAACATCTCCCGCGCGACCATGGCCTGCAGACCGTAGAAATCCGTCAGCCCGTCGGCATCGGCCTCATCGGTCCAGGCCAACCAGAGCTTTTGCACCCGGTCGCGCAAGGTCGCGTCCTCGATCAGCGACGAGGGCTTGATGCCATCACCCACCAGGTTCGAAGCGAAGGCTTCGCAGGCATTGGCCGCATAGCCATTGGTCACCACCAGTTCGCGCGCCCGGGCCAGAAGCCGCGGACCGCCCGAAGAAATCAGCGCATTGATGTTCTCCAAGGGCGGGTTCCAGCCGCGCAGGCGGCGCTGGGACATCGCCCCTTCAAGGCGCGCGTGCACGGCTGCGGGGCCGCTCTTGCGCACAGGTCGGCGGAACCGGTCAAACAGCCCCATGGATCACAGCCCCTTGGATGTGGTGACGCGCACTTGCCGCACGATGCGCCGCCCCTCGGCCGCCGCGATTTCGCGGTCCAGCGCTTCGATAGCGCGGTCGATTTCCGCCACTGAGCGGTAATCAACGGTCTTGCCGTCGTAGCTGACACGCGCCACGCCCGAGGCGCGCTGCGCAGACAAAGCATCGCGGCGGGCGCGAAGGTCAGTGAGTGTCGGCATCGTTCACCCCATGTAACTCGACCGCATGGTCCGCCGCCGCGCGGAGGGTCGTGGTGCTGCCGTGGCAGGCGCATCCGTTGCGGCAGGGCCAGTTTCCGCTGCCAGTTGCCGTTCCAACTCCTGCCATCGTCCGTCTGGCCAGCGATCCGCCCCTGCAATCCAGGCGGCAGCCCGCGCATAGACCCGGCAGTCCAGTGCCTCGTTGCGCTCGCGCAGCTTCTGCCATTCGAGCTTGGTGAAACCGCGCTTGCTCTTGACAGTGATCAGCTGCTCGGCGGTCAGCTGCATGAGCCATTCGCCGTCGGCCCATGTCGGCAGATGCACCGTTCCCGCGGGGAACGAGGCACCGGCCGTGATCTCTTCTGGCGTCGGCCGGTCCTGGCGCAGGAAGCGGTAGGTCTCGGCCTTGAAGGTCGAGGTCGCCACGGACCAGAGCCGCGCACCGCGCCGCAACCGCTTGCCGCCGATCGTGGCATCGACATAGGTCGGGCCCGTGACCGGGCTGGAACGGTTGAAGCCTTCGAGCCCTTTCACCGGCGCCACCTGCGCGAAGCCCACCTGCCGCGCCCAGCCATAGACCGCGCTCGTCTCGTAGCCGGTGTCGATGGCCAGCCGCGCGATTGTCATGTGCTCGCCGCTGGCGTGCTGCCACGTCCGGCCCAGCAGATCCGTCAGCTTCTGCCAGCAGGCCGGATCGTCGGGGCCGCCCTCGAGCACGATGTGATCGACCAGCCAGCTTTCCAGACCTCGGCCCCAGGCCCAGACATCCACCTCGATCCGGTCCTTCTGCACATCGGCCCCAGCGGTCACGAAGAGCCCTCCCGCAGGCACCGTGCCGGGTTTCCAGTCCTCGCGCCGTTCTGCCAGCCGCTGCCAGTCTGGGGCCTCGCCGGTCTCGAACCAGGTCTCGCCAAGGATCGTGTTGCGAAACGCCCGCATGGCCTCGTCATTGCCCTGTGCAGCCTCCCAGGCGCGCGCAATCCGGGCCCAGCTCAGCCAGCCGATCGGCGAGTAAAGCGCCGAGAGGTGATATCCGACCGTGTGGGGATCGGCCGATTGCGCCAGCGCGCGCCATTCCCCGGCGGCCAGCATCGCCGTCTTGTGGTGTTCAGCGATGGGCCGCTCGCAGCCCTCGCAGTGGTATTCCGCCGTCTCGGGCCGGCCCTTGTCCCAGCGCAGGCGTTCAAACCGCAGCCATTGGTTATGACCGCAATGCGGGCACGCCACATGATACCGCCGCTGGTCGCTGGCCTCGAACTCGCGCTCGATCCGGCTCAGCCCCCGGATCGTGGGTGTCGAGATCAGCAGCGCCTTGCGCCGATGTGCGAAGGTCAGGGAGCGGGCCTCGGCCAGGCTGACCGGATCGCCTTCCTCATCCGCCGAGGCCGGATAGGCATCGACCTCATCCAGAAACAGATAGCGCGCAGGCGTCGAGCGCAGCCCCACCGCCGAGTTGGCCCCGGTCATGATCAGGATGCCACCCGCGAACTCCTTGGACAGCATTGTGTTACCCGCGTCCCGCGAGCGCGCCGGTTTGACCCGCTCGCGCAGTTCGGGGCTTTCCTCGATCAGCGGGTCGATCCGCTGGCGCGAGTTGCGCTTGGCCAGTTCGACCGTCGGCTGGACCGCCAGCATGGGACCGGGCGCGTGGTGCATCACAAAGCCGATGAAGCAGTTGCCCGCTTCTGTCGCGCCCACCTGCGCGGCCTTCATGAACACCACCCGCTGAACGGGGCTTACGGGCGAGAGCGCATCCATGATCTCGCGCATATAGGGCGTGCGCGCCGTGCGATACCGCCCCGGTTCAGCCGATGCGCGCGATGACAGCCAGCGGTGCCGGTCGGCCCATTCCGAGACTGTCAGGTTCGGATCCGGCTGGATGCCGCGCGACCATTGGCGCAGCAGATCCCTGGCACCATCAAACCCGGTAACATCGTCACCCAAGACCAGTTCTGATCTCGGCCAGGCTGTCGAGTTGGGCGCGGACATGAGCTTCCAGAACCTTCTGCATCAGCGCCGCCTCCACTGTGATGCCGTCTCCCAATGTTGCGACCAGTTCTGACGCCATAAGTGCGGCGACACGCGCAGGCCATGTTATCCAGGCATCGCGCTCTTCGCGTGCCAGACGGAACATCAGCGTTTCCGCGCGCGCGCGGTCGACCATCTCGCCCTTCAGCTTTTGCAGCCGGATGCGGCGTTCCTGTGCTTTCAGCACTTCATTGGCCGTCTTGGCCTGCAGGAACGTCGTGCCACCACCCGTAACCGGGGCGGCCAGACCTTCTTCGCGCAGCGTTTCGCCGACCGATGCGACCGCCGCCTCGGGGACGGGTTTCAGCCTGGGCGTGGCGGGGCTGGCCACCGGCTGGCTGGACCTGGCTGCGCGTGATTTCGACGGGTCGGTCATCGCCGCGCGGCGCTGATCAGACGCCTCGGCATCAATGCTGCCATCGGCAAACAAGACCAGCCGTCCGGCTTCCTTGGCCTTCTGGATCGCCCCGCGCGACATGCCCACGTGGGCAGCGTATTGGCGTTCGCTCAGGCCCTGCATGGATTGGTCCGGCACAGGTTATAGCAATGATATTGCTGCGATTTCAGTTGATTACACTCTGCACCGGAGCGATTCTTGGACCAAGGATACGGGTGCATCGCAGCCCCAAGCCACCGCCAGAAAGGATCGACCATGACCATCGCCACCACCTCCGACACGACCCGCATCTTCATCGACCGCATCCGCTTCGTTCAGGCCATGAGCGTGGCTGCGCTGCAGGGCCACTTCAATGACCTGAACCTGAATTCCGAGGTCTTCGAGATGGCCGGCCGGATCGGGATCGACTGCCTGACCATTGAGCTGGCCGATGTCGTCCCGGTCCTGAAACAGCACGGGCTCATCTGAGCCCGCGCCGCCCGGAGGACGAACCATGCCCCGCCGCAAGCCCACCGATACCAACGCCGCCCGCGATGCCCTGCTGATGGACATCGCAGAACGGCACCTGTTCCTCGAAACCCTCGAGACCCGGAACTCCGACAGCCTCGATTTCCACGATACCGCCGTCTGGGCGATTCGTTCCGCGCTGGAGGCTGCCTTTGAGGCGGGCCGCCGCGCAGGGGCCAAAACCCCCACCACCCCATCCTGAAAGGACATCACCATGAGCACGCGCGCGCAGATCGCCATCGAAGTCAGGCCCGGAGAATGGGCGCACACCTACGTGCATTACGACGGCTACCCGTCGCATATGCTGCCCGCGCTGGCGCCTTGGACGCCCGAGGACATCCTCGCCGCGAAGGAAATCCGGCAGGTGCGCGTCGAGGGGATCGAGGCCTTCGAGAGGCCCCGCGACCCTGTGATGCTGCCGCACCCGACCTGTCAGTTCTGCCACCTGTATGTCTGGCAGGACGGGGTTTGGGTCGAACTCGACCGTGAAACACACGCCCCCGAAGGAGCAACCCCATGACCCCCAATTGCCTGTCCGAGGGCGAAACCCTCGCCGACCTCGCCCGTCGCGAATGCGCTATCGGGTTTGATCTGCGCTTTTGCCGCAGCGTGGCGGTGTCCGAACATGACCGCGCCACCGAAACCTGCGATCCGACCGAGGCCGAGTTTGCGACGATTTATGCTCTCACCGATCTGGGCGAGGCCATTGCGATCCATGACGCCAACCTGACCAGCGCAGGCGCAGACGAGGTCGCCACCATCGCCCGCACACTATTCGTTGCCATCGTCAACGTCCGCCGCGACCCGCCCGACGCCGCCCAGCGCCATGAAGCGGAACAGGCTGCGCTGATCGATCCGGACCGCATCGCATGATTACAAAGCACTGAAATTGCTCTGATTTGCCTACGACAGTCGCCCGATCAGAGCGATGGTTGTCACAGGAAAACGATGCAACTCACCCGAAGGAACCCCGCCATGACCCGCCGCGCCACCGACAACACCAAAGCTATCGACGCTTTCCTCGCCGCCAAGGCCGAGATCGATACCATGCTGGAGCGGCTCGCCGCCCTCAGCGCTGACCATTTCGAGACCAGCCCCGACGAGATCCATTGGGGCCATGTCGGCACCCTGAACCATTACCGCGACCGCCTGCGCCAGATTTCGGACACCGCCTTCAAGGAGGGCGAACACGCCGAATAGCCCTGGCCCAACCGGGCCCCGCCCGCCAACTGGCGGGCTTCAGGGCGTAGGAGGCACGCGATGATCGCAGCCCCGAACCGGAGCCAAACCATGACGCAGATCACCCTCACCGATACACAATCCGTCATCCTGTCCACCGCCTGCGCCCGCGAGGACGCGATGGTCTTTCCCGTCACCGCCCGCCTCAAGGGGGGCGCAGTTGGCAATGTGTGCAAGAGCCTGCTGAAGCGCGGGCTGCTCGAGGAAATCCCCGCCACCGACCTCAACACCGTCTGGCGGCATGACGAGGAACGTGGCCCGATCACCCTGCGCGCGACGCTGCTGGCGCATCAGGCGCTGGGGATTGCTGACCCTCTCGCAGCGGACACCGCGTCCGGCAAACCAACACCAAGCTATGCCATCCGCTCGCGCAGCGGCACCAAGCAGGAAACTGTCATCGCGCTCCTGAAATCCGAAGCCGGGGCGACCATCGAAGAGCTCATGGCCGCCACTAGCTGGGCGGGCCATACCACGAGGGGGTTCCTCTCCGGTGCCTTGAAGAAAAAGCTCGGGCTGACCATCACCTCGAACAAGATCGACGGGCGCGGGCGTGTTTACAAAATCGCACAGATTGAGCCAGCATGAGTACCCAGATCCTGCGGATGCGCGAAGTCATCCAGCGCATCGGCCTTTCGCGCAGCACCATCTACAAGCTCATGGAAAACAACGACTTTCTAAAGCCAATGAAACTTGGTGCGCAAGCGATTGGATGGCGCGGCACCGATATCGAGATGTGGATATCAAGTCGCCCCATTTCTCCCATCGGAAGTCCCGTATCCAAAAGAAAGAAGTCATCGCGCGATTTATAGCGGTGGGCCTACCTGAACACCAAAGTCGCCGTCTTTGGCGAGGCGGCGGCACATCAAATACGTCCCACATGCTCGAACAGCCTTCGCAGGACATAGGACCGCGAGATGCTTACAACGACGAACACTGCGCCTATCTTCATGTTCTGCGCCAGCGTCGCGTGCAATCCGAAAACCGGGAAGATCAGGATCTGGGTGATCACCGCCAGAATATAACCCAAGATCACGTTGGTGGCGGATTCGATCAACGACATGGCGCGCGATTGCTTCATAACAACACCTCATCCATCGGCCAACAATTCAGCCGCCAAAGTTCGCAGCGCATGCGCTGCAACCAGCGGGACCACTCCGTTGCCACAGAGGCGAAGCCGGTCCACCCGGTGGGCCAGCCCATCAGCGCCTCGACGAACAGCGGGTTCAAGGTCCGGCGCGCATCGCAGGTATTGGACCCAGCCATCGGCGTCACCAGGACCTGGCGGCCAAGCAGGCCGTTCACCGGCGTGTTCGCCAGTGTCGTCGCCCCATCCTTGTGATCGCGCGCTGTCGGCGTCATCCACATCCCCGCCGCATGGGTCAGGTCGGCTGATCTGCGGTTGCCCGCGCTCGGTTTGTTGCCATCGTTCGCCATCGGCGTCGGCCAGTCCCGCGCCAGGCGGTCCAGACCCTTCTCGTCGCGCCGTTCGCCGCCCCGACTGCGAAAGCTGTCGATCTGGGGTGTCGGCCAGAGCCTCAGCATCTCCGTCCGGTTTCCGCCACTCGACCGGATGCCAGAGCAGGCGCGCGGGGTCGGCCAGCTCGTCCCCCTCGCGGATGGCGAGGATGAACAACCGCTCGCGCTTGTGGGGCGCGCCGACTTCCGCCGCCGTGAAGAGGCCTGCCGCAAGGCGGTAGCCCATGCCGACCAGTCCTGCGGCGACTTCGGGGAAGCCGAGGCGGAGATGATGGGCGACATTCTCAAGGAAGACGAAGGGCGGGTCGACCTCACGGATGATGCGCGCGACGTGGGGCCAGAGGTGGCGCGGGTCATCTGTGCCGCGGCGCTTGCCCGCGACGGAGAACGGTTGGCACGGATAGCCCGCAGTGACGATGTCCACCGCGCCGCGCCACGGGCGGCCGTCGAAGGTGGCAACGTCGTCCCAGACAACAGCCTGATCCAGGGACGCGTCCTCCATCCGCGCCACGAGAGTGGCTGCGGCGAAGTATCCGTCTTGGTCAAGTGGTTCTGTCGGTCCATTTCCGGCCGTCGCGCAGCAGCGCGTTGGCGAGCAGGACGAGCTTGCGCATGATGGCCGTAATGGCGACCTTCGAGGGTTTTCCGGCGTCCTTGAGAGCCTGGTACTTCTGCTTCAGGTCCGGATTGAAGCGCAGGGCCACGAGGGCTGGCATGTAGAGCGCTGTGCGCAGGCTGCGTCGGCCGCCTCGGATGCGTGCCCTCCCAGACCAGGTACCTGACTGGCGCGTCATCGGCGCCAGTCCTGCGAGACTGGCCGCCTGTTTGTTGTCCAGCGTGCCGAGCTCTGGCATCTCGATCAGGATCGCCATGGCCGTCACTGTTCCGATGCCAGGAATGGACGCCAGAACGTCCCGGCGGCGGGACAGGCCGGGATCGGTATCAACCAGGGTCGCGATCACAGCGTCGATTTCCTTCAGCTGAATGCCGATCTGCTTCAGGCGGGCGCGCAACTGGCGCTTGATCACGGGATTGACGGCAATCTGTTCGCGGTTGGTCGCGGCGATACGGTCCTTGACCAGCGCTTGCCGGGCGACGCCCAACTCCCTGAGATCATGAAGGGTTTCAGTCTTCGCCGGTCGCCCCTTAAGATCGAGCACCGCGCCCATCCGCGCCAGGATGGCCGCATCGATCCGATCGGTCTTGGCCAATTCCCCGGTCGCCTCTGCGAAACGGCGCGAGGAACGGGGATTGACCTTGACCGCTTCGATGCCAGCCGCGACCAGCGATGCTTCGAAGAGCCGGTGATAGGGGCCGGTCGGTTCGAATACGACCCGTACTGCCTCTTTGCCAATCCAGCGGATCAGGGCAGCACATCCGGTCCGGTCGTTCGGAAACTGCCGATGTTCCCGCGTGCGCAGACGAAAGGCATCGAGAGTGGGTTTCGAGATGTCGACGCCGATGGTATCATCCATTGTCTTTTCTTCTTCCTCTGCTTGTCATCCGGGCCCAGAACCCGGGTATCCGTTCAGGACAGATGAAAAGACGGGGGCGATCACACTACGCCTCGGTGGTGAAGCACCTGGTTTCCCTCGATCCGACCCCCGCCGCTGCCCGGCATATATGCCGTGCCAGGCAGCGGCTCCTTTATCGCAAAGGAGCCGAGGGAAGTCATAAGACAAGGTTTCCCGTTCGACATGGCCCACAGCACGATATCCGGGGATGGTGATGGTGAGCCCGAGATCGAGCCCGCCTGCGCCGGAGCAGAGGGAGAGGCCGAAGAGGCATGCGTCTCCGGCTCCGGAAACGTCTCCGGAGGAAGGTAAAGCCAGGTCATGCATGTCACGCGGCGGTCTTGCGCTTTCGCGCGGGTTCGGGGGCGGCGTCCGTGTTCGGTGTATCGGCCGGGGTCTCGCTCAGCCGCTCGGCCCTCAGCTCGGCGAAGGTCCGGCCATCGCCGTCGAGGATCGCCTCCTTGCCGGTTTCGGCCTGCCAGCGCTCCACGGCGACATCGACATAGGCGGGGCTGATTTCCATCGCGAAGACCCGGCGGCCGTTGGCCTCGCCCGCCATGATCTGCGAGCCGGAGCCAGAGAACGGCTCGTAGCAAAGCCCNCCNCGGGCGACGTGCTGGCGCATCGGGATCCCGAAGGCGTCGAGCGGTTTCGGCGTCGGATGGTCGGGCCGTTCGTCCTTGGCGAAGCTGGGCAGCGCCCATGTCGAGGGCAGCGTTTCCTCGGCGACCTTCGGCGGGCGGTTCGGACGCCGCCATCCCATGAAACAGGGCTCGTGCTTCCACAGGTAATGCGACCGGGTCAGAACCCCGCGGTCCTTCACCCAGATGATCTGCTGATGCACGAAGGCCCCGGCCTTTTCCCAGCAAGCCTCCAGCATCGCTTGGCGGCGGGAGGCGTGCCAGCAATACCANGCNGCATNNTCNGCGATGGCCTCGGCCACGGCAGCCGCGATGAAACCGTCGTAGAGTTCCGCCCCCTGCGAACTGTCGTCCCAAGTCGTGCCATAGGAGGCCGACCAGTCCTTGTTGCGGGTCGGATGGTTCGAGCCGTCGTAGTCGACCAGATACGGCGGGTCGGTCGCGAACAGGTTCGCCCGTTCGCCATTCATCAGGCGGCGCACATCCGCCGCGCTGGTACTATCACCACAGAG